CCCTCGTGGAAGATGGCGATCATATCAAAATCGGTCAGACCTATGCTCGCCACTTGGCTCATTCTTTGATTGAAACCAAGGAAACCCTTGCTGCCAACATCCTGAACCGTGCATTCAACAGCTCGTATGTTGGCGGTGACGGCGTGTCCCTCGTTAACACCTCGCATCCGATTGTGAACGGCGTGTTCTCGAACCAGCTCTCGACTGCGGCTGCTTTGTCCCAGACCTCTCTGGAACAGATGCTCGTGCAGATCCGTCAGGCTGTGGACAACAACGGCAAGAAGATCCGTCTGACGCCAAAGAAGCTGGTGGTCTCGCCTGCAAACATCTTCCAAGCAGAAGTTCTGCTGAAGTCGGTGCTGCGCGCTGGCACCAACTTCAACGACATCAACCCAGTCAAGTCCATGGGCATGCTGGATGGTGGTCAAGCCAACCTGAGCCGTCTGACTTCGTCCACCGCATGGTGGGTGCAGACTGACGCTCCTGAAGGCCTGAAGCTGTTGATGCGTCGTCCTCTGGAAAAGAGCATGGAAGGTGACTTCGAAACCGACTCCATGCGCTACAAGGCCACTGAGCGTTATCAGCTCGGCTGGACTGACCCTCGCGCTGTCTTCGGCACCGCAGGCGTCTAATCCTTAGGGGCAGGGGATAAAATCCCTGCCCCATCCATTTTCAGGAGATTACAATGGTTGACGTCGTATCGACACAGGTATTGCTTGACGGTGAGCGTCTGGCCATCTTCAAATTTACAGATATTTCTGATGGCACTGGCGAGACGAATGTTGACAAAATCATTGTCGCAAACCTTGCAAAGAACAATGCTGGTCAAGCCTGCACAGGCGTAAATATCAACAAAATCTGGCACTCAACGCATGGCATGGAAGTGCGCATTCAGTTCAGTGCCACATCTCCTGCGTTTGCATGGGTCTTGCCGCAGAATACTGCCTATCAGCAAGACTTTTCGACATTTGGTGGCCTGACCAACAATGCTGGTACTGGCAAAACTGGAAATGTGTCCTTCACCACTTCCGATGCCTCTGCTGGCGACATGTACTCAATTGTTCTTGAGTGCATCAAAACTTATGGCTGATGTGAGTAATTGGCATGGCTAAGTCACCTGCATGGCAGCGCAAGGAAGGCAAGAACCCAGAAGGCGGGTTGAATGCCAAGGGCAGAGCCAGTGCAAAGGCCGAAGGCCATAATCTAAAGCCTCCTGTATCGTCAAAGCAGGCAGCGCATAGCGAAAAGGCTGCTGGTCGGCGTGAAAGCTTTTGTGCCCGAATGTCCGGTATGAAGAAAAAACTTACCGGATCAGAAACTGCGAAGGATCCGAATAGCCGGATCAACAAGTCCTTGCGGAAGTGGGATTGCTAACATGCCTCTGACCAAAAAAGGCGAGAAGATTAAAGCCGCGATGACCAAGGAGTATGGTGCAAAGAAAGCCGAGAAGGTATTCTATGCATCACGCAATAAGGGCACTATCTCTGGTGTCGATAAATCAAAGTCCAAGAAGGGCAAGTAAAATGGGCAAGACCTTAAAGTATGGTGACTTTTCTTTTCCTTCTGATTGCGGTTTTAGCGGCTCTGCTGGCAAACAGGTTGTGAAAGGCTATGCACGAGGTGGCAATGTTGCCAAGCTCGAGGGTGGCGGCACTCCTCCGGTGTATAAGAACCAAGGCACCCCTGACATGACACAGTCAGGCAAGAAGTCCCCTATCTCTCGCAGTGAGCGTGAGGATGCGTGGACTGCTCGCAACAAGATGAATGATGCGGTGTCTGGTGGCGTGTCTGACAAGGATCGTGATGATCTGACTGCGCTGATCAAGCGCGAGACAGGCTTCAAAAAGGGCGGTGCTGCCAAGTTTGAAGGCTCTGCTAAGGATGAGGCTCAGGACAAGAAGCTGGCCAAGAAGCACCACATGACCAAGGCTGCGTGGGAGAAGTCCAAGATGGACGACAAGCACGACAAGCAGAAGTCGATGAAGGGTCTTGCTAATGGCGGCATGCCTATGGGTGCCCCTCCTGTAGCCCCTGTGGCTCAGATGGCCCCGCGTGGTCCTCTGGCTATGCGCCAACGTGGTGTGCCTGTTGCTCCTCGCGGTGCTTTGATTCGGGCTGCTGGCCCACAAGGTGCCCCTATGCTTCCCCCTCCTGCTGGCCCAATGATGCGTTCCGGCATGAAAAAGGGCGGCAAAACCAAATAACGAGGAGTGACCAGTGACCGTATCTGGCACCGTATCGACAACGACATTCAACACGAATCGCGTGATTGATCACGCCTTTCGTCGTTGTCGTTTACCACCTCAAGCTATTACGTCTGAAATGCAAACTGTGGCACAGGATATTCTGTACCTCATGCTGTCAGACTTTGCCAATCGCGGTATTCAGCTTTGGACCATTGAGAAGCTCATTCTGCCCATGCAGTATGGCGTGATGCGTGTGCCTATGCCTGCTGGCACCATCGATGTGATGAACACCAATCTGAGAACACTGCAGCGGCTGTCTGGGCAGGTGTCTGACAGTCAGGGCTTGGTGAACACTGACAAGTATGCCTTTGATGGCGACTTGACTACCAGCCTGCAGCAGACGGTTCCGAATGGCTGGATCCAGATTGACTTTCTGTCTGGCACCCGTGTGACCAATGTTGGTGTCAACATGTTTGTTGGCGGCACCTATAACATTGTGTTTGAGGTGTCCAATGACGGCGTGAATTGGGTCACTGCCCTTGCGCCTGGCGTGACCACCTACACTGCAGGCATCTGGCAGTGGTATGACATTGAGGGTGCCCAGACGGCTGAATTTATCCGCATGCGTGAGACTGGCGGCAGCATCTTGAATGTTGCTGAGTTCTATGCCGGAGCGCAGCCATCTGAAATCCCGTTTGCTCGGCTGAACCAAGACGACTACACCAATCTGCCCAACAAGCAGTTTTTGGGAAGGCCTTTGCAGTTCTGGTATGATCGGCAGCGTGACACGCATTATCTGACGCTGTGGCCCACGCCTGATGCCAATGCGGTGTTCAATCAGATTGTGACATGGCGTCGTCGCTACATCATGGATGTTGGCACACTGACGCAGAGCTTGGATATCCCGCAGCGTTGGTATGAAGGCATTGTGGCCTGCCTTGCATGGCGTCTTGCAATTGAGACCCCTGCGGTGGATCCATCGATGATCAACATCCTGAAGCCTTTGGCTGATGAGGCTGTGATGATCATGCAGGACGAAGAGCGCGATAACTCACCAATGAAGATAGCCCCTAACATAAGTGTATACACGAGGTAATCCATGCCGATTTATCTCGACACGCAGGGCAATCCAACACTTGGAATTGGCATCTGCGACAGGTGTGCAAGAAAATTTCCAATTGGGGAATTGCATCGTGATCCAAACTCGCCTGGCCTTCGCGTCTGCATCGATGACAAGGATGAGTATGATCCCTATCGATTGCCAGCACGACAGCCTGAAAAGGTTACATTGGCATTCGTAAGGCCTGATGTTTCACTGGCTACAAACCCCAGCGGGTTCATCGATGAGGCTGGAAACGAGTTCTTCATCGAGGAAGACGCCAACGTGTATTTGAAGCCATGAGTGTACCAAGCAATCTTGTCCCTACACGACTGTCGCAGCTTCCAATCGCTGACACGCCAACTGTCAACGATACGACTGTCATTGTGCAAAATGGCGTATCCAAGAGAACTTCTCTCGGATCAATGGTTGCTGCCATTACGGTGCCGACAAATCGCAATATTTACACTGGCGGTGGCTTGCAGGGTGGTGGTCCACTTAGCTCTGACTTGTTCTTGTCTCTGGCCACGGTTGGCACTGATGGCACGGTAGGCTCTGGATCTTTCATTCCGGTGCTGAGTGTCAGTGCCCAAGGTCAGGTGTATCAAAAGAGCCAAGTGGCACTGACTTTTAACAACATTCAATCGACACCTACGACTGTGGCTGGCTATGGCATCACCGATGCTGTTCCCACGTCTCGCCTTGTAGCAACTGGCGGCTCACTGGTTGGCGGCGGCGACTTGCATGTTGATCATGTATTCTCGCTTGAGAATGATCAAGATGCCCCAGGCGCGACAAAATATTACGGGACAAACCCCGCAGGGGTACGAGGATGGTATACCCTTAGTGCAGGCGGCACTGTCCAGCAA